CAATATGGTTATGATCAAAACATATACAATGTAAGTGAAGACTATTATGACGAAACCATAAACGGCAAGACTTTAAATGACGCAATAAATTATGTGGATAGACTGCTGCCTAATACTCCCGCTGCACTTTAAGAAGGGTGGAGCAATAGAACCTGTGTATAATAATGACCGCAGATACATATAGGACAAAAACATGCCCGTAGATAAGGTTGTAAACCTAGCTCCCGTAACTAGCATCATTGAGATGGCGGACGAGATGGAGCCGGATATCGAAATCATACTGGATGATGACGGTAGCGCGGTTGTCGAAATCAACCCAGAAGATGACGACGTTGACTTTTACAGCAACCTGGCAGAAGTGTTAGACGATAATGAGCTGTCCAGGATCTCCTCCGAGCTATTGGCGTTGTTTGAGGCTGATAGGTCTTCCCGCGGTGAGTGGGAAGAGATGTATTCCAACGGACTAGAGCTCTTAGGCCTTAAAATTGAAGATCGCACTCGCCCTTTCCGCGGTGCGGCGGGCACGGTCCATCCGATGCTGACTGAGGCTATCGTCCAGTTCCAGGCGCAGGCGTTTAAAGAGCTAATGCCTGCCGGCGGCCCTGTCCGCACGCAAACTCTAGGCAAAGAGACCCTGGATAAGACGCAACAGGCCTCTCGTGTCCAAGATTTCATGAACTATCAAATCACTACGGTGATGAAGGAATACACCCCCGAATTCGATCAATTGCTGTTCTACACGGGCTACGGCGGCTCTACTTTCAAGAAAGTTTACTACGACGAGCAGTTAGGACGCATGGTCAGCCGATTAGTGCTGCCCGATGATCTATATATACCTTATAACGGTTCTAGCGTTATCTCGGAGTGTCCGCGGATTACTCAGCGCATAGCCATGGACACGAATGAGTTCAAGAAGCGGGCCTTTGCAGGCGAATACCTTGATATTGACGTCGAGCCACAGCTAGATCCCAGTGGCGGCAATCAAATACGTTCGGCAATTGACAAAGTTGTAGGCGTTTCAGAGGGCGGCGAGCCCGAAGAAGTGTTTTTGTTAGAGTTCTGTGTTGATTTAAACCTTTATGGCTTTGAAGACAGGGACGAAGAAGAGAACGAGACCGGGATAAAGCTTCCCTACGTGGTTACGATTGTCGAAGCAAGCGGTGCGGTCGTCGGTGTTCGTCGAAACTGGCTTGAAGAAGACGAATTAAAGCTTCGACGTGAGTATTTTGTGCATTATGTGCTAGTTGAAGGGCCTGGAGCCTATGGACTAGGTTTTGTGCACCTGATTGGTGGGCTATCTAAGACTGCTACCATGGCATTGCGCCAACTTCTTGACGCAGGCACGCTATCCAACCTTCCTGCGGGCTTTAAAGCTAAGGGTGCACGGATTGCTGACGACGATCAGCCTATCCAGCCGGGTGAGTGGCGGGATATTGACGCTGGCGGCGCTGAATTGTCGGCATCACTCATGCCTTTACCCTATAAAGAGCCTTCTCAGACGTTATATACCCTGATGGGCTTCGCTGTGGAGGCGGGTAAGCGGTTAGCGAGCACAGCCGACATGCAAGTAGGGGATGGTAACCAGCAGGCAGCTGTCGGGACCACCATGGCACTGCTTGAGCGCGGCTCTATTGTTATGTCTGCTATCCATAAGCGTCTTTATTACGCTCAGACACAAGAATTTGAGATGTTAGCAAAGGGTTTTGGGGCATATTTGCCTGATGATTACCCATATGACGTGCCTGGCGCGTCTAGAAGTGTAAAAAAGTCTGATTTTTGCCATATGGTCGCTGTACTGCCAGTAGCAGACCCCAACGTGTTCTCTGCCGCGCAACGCATTACGCTTGCCCAGACACAGCTGCAGCTCGCTCAAAGCGCGCCACAAATGCATAACATGTATGAGGCCTATTATCGGGTGTACCAGGCCATGAATGTGCGCGATATTGACGGTATTCTAAAGGTGCAGGTGAACCAGGCGCCAACAGACCCCGCCAGTGAGAATATGGAGGCTGCAGACGGTAAGTCACTCAAGGCCTTTGCAGGCCAGCAGCACGATGCCCACATTGCAGCTCACTTGATTATGGGATTATCAGGACTTATTCAGGCTAATCCACTTGCTGCAGCAGAGTTGCAAAAGCATGTACTGCAGCATGTCAGATTAAAAGCGGAAGAGGATACGGAGGCGGCATTGTTTGCAGACTACGGATCTGATCCAGACAACATGGTTTCCGCTTTGCAGCGTGAGGCGATGGTTGCAGTGAAAGTAGCTGAATACATGATGGAATTAAAAGGAACACAGGCGGAGCTCTCTGGGGAAACCGGCGGAGAAGACCCTGTTATCGCACTTAAAGCCCAAGAGCTCCAACAGCGAGCGGCTAAGGACCAGGCGGACATTGCTATAAAAGAGCAGGGTGTTGCGGTAGACCAGGCTAGAATTGCCCAGAATGCTGAAGGCAATGAGGCACGTATTCAGTCGCAGCAAGAGATAGCACAGTTGCGTGCAGACGTGGCTCGTGAAAGAATTAACCAACCAAGCAAACTTTAGGGAGACAGGCATGAGAGGCTCAATGGCTCGTGACAAGAAAACACTGCGTAATTTAGACGATGAAATTTATCGAATTGCGCCTAAGACCTACGCTAAAGGTGCAGAAGGTAAGAACGCACGCGAAGAGTATGGCCGTGTCGATAGAGAGAAGAACTTCGAGAAGCGCCAGATGAACCGTATGGCAAAAGGCGGAGCAGTTAAAAGTAAAGCTAAAAGCAGCGGCAAGATGAAGACTGTGCAGTCTCGTGGCTGTGGTCTAGCCAAGCGCGGATGTGGTCCAACCTATCTTTGCTAGTGAGGAGTTATAATGGCAACGGGTGTAAAGCACTATCTTCGTGATGGAAAGATGCACAATGGTGCGACACACAAGCACCCCGACGGAACGATGATGTCGGGGGCAAAGATGTCGGCTAGTTCTAAGAAGCTGTATCACTTTGGCGGATTGAATAAGGCTAGTCAGAAAAAGGCAAGAAACCAGTGGTCATAGCTAAGGAAAAGAAATGCCCTTAAAGAAAGGCTCTAGTAAAAAGACCATCTCCAGTAATATAAGAGGTGAGATGAAAGCTGGAAAATCACGCAAGCAGGCTATTGCGATAGCCTTAAATACTGCAAAGCCTAAAAAAGCAGCAAAGGGTGGTTCAATTAAGGCTAAGAAACCTGCTAGAATAGTTAAAAAGCGAGACGGGAATAGACCCGTCAAGATTTATTAAGCACAAGCCCCCAGACAGTGGCTAGATACCGTCTGCTCTCATGGAAAAACGACCATGCTGGAATTCGCTGAAAGCGTATTGAAGGACATTAGAAAGTTGCAGGTAGATTCTGAGTCAATAGTGCTTCACGGCACCGTCAAAGACATGGAGCACTATCGTTTTCTTATGGGCCGTCTGGAAGGAATAAAGCTTGTGGATCAGGTTATCCGAGATCGAGTGGATAAACATTCAGAAGATTTTTAAACCCCAGAGAGAACCCTATGGAAGCTGAAAAGAAACTAACGCCGCTGGAAGAGAAGTGGGAGAAGAACAAGCTATCGGAAGATAGTACTCCCAAGAAAGCTACTCTTGACGATGCGTATACCGAAGAAGGCAAAGTCGCTAACGAAGGGCTGGCCGATAAAATCCTCGACCTTATTCCTTCACCTACTGGCTGGCGTATAGCCATTCTTCCTTACCGTGGCGCAAAAACCACTAAAGGTGGAATCGTGCTTGCGGACGAGACTCGCCAAAGAACTCAATTGGCAACAAATGTAGGCTACGTTCTGAAAGTAGGCGCTTTGGCGTATGCCGACGAATCAAAGTTCCCGCATGGTCCCTGGTGTAATCCAGGCGACTGGGTAATTTTTGGACGATATGCGGGATCTCGAATTCAAATTGATGGCGGTGAGATACGTTTATTAAACGATGACGAAGTTTTGGGGCTAGTTAATGACCCTGAAGACATTCTACATATGTAAGGAGGGGTTAAGTGATGGCTGAATTATTGAACCAAGAGATGGATTTTGACGTAGGCGAGGACGATCAAGAAGAGACGACTATAGAGATGAATGAGGACGGCACTGATGCAAAAGTGGCGGCCCAAGAAGAGATAGTTGTCGAGGAGACTAAGAAAGAGAAGAAAAAAGCAGGATCTCCTGAAACAGAAGAGCTTGAGAACTATTCAGGTAAAGTTAAAAAGCGCATAGATAAGCTGACCGCACGTTTGCGCGAGACGCAACGACGCGAAGAAGCGGCGCTGGAGTTTGCTAAAAATGTGCAGCAGCAGAACCAAGTGCTTGAAGAGCGCTTTCAAAAAACTGATGGCGAGCGCCTGCAAGAAGCACAAGGCCGTGTCAGCTCTCATACGTTAGCCTTAAAACAAGTTATAAAAAAGGCGAGAGAAGAGGGTGACATTGATACGGAGACCGAGGCGCAACAACGGCTAACGTCTACCATGATGGAACAGCAGAGGATTCAAGACACAACAGCTCGTCGGGCACAAGCCCCGGCTCCAGCTCCAGCTCAACCACAACAAGCCGCTCCTGCACAACGTGCGCCAGAGCCTGATATTAAGGCGGAAGAGTGGGCTGAAAGTAATGAGTGGTTTGGACAGAACACCGTTATGACCCACGCGGTTAGAGGCATTCACATAGACCTTGTTCAAAAAGAAGGGTTTGACCCTACTACGGATGAGTACTATCATGAGATTGACCGTCGTATCAAGGATATTTTTCCTAATGAATTTGAAGATACGCCAACTAACAACAGGTCACGCCGCTCCGTGCAGCCGGTAGCCCCTGCAACCCGATCATCGGGCGTTAATAACTCAGCACGCCGCACTGTTAGGTTGACTCCCAGTCAAGTTGCTATTGCAAAAAGAATTGGGGTTCCACTTGAAGAATATGCGAAACACGTAAAGGATTAGATTATGACCGAAGCTACTAATGTGCCAAAACTTAAACGCAGCACTCGTGAGAGTGATTCACGAGAAAAAACTGCGCGTCGCAAAGCTTGGGCTCCGCCTTCACGTTTAGATGCTCCACCTCCTCCTCCGGGCTACAGCCAACGGTGGATCAGAGCAGAATCTGGTGGGACAGACGACCGCAGCAATGTAGCAGCAAA